TCAGCCATCTGCTCCGACGCGTTGCGCTGGAGGATCGCTTGGGTCACCCCGGTACGCGTGGAGTCCGTGTTGCCGCTGCCTGCCGCCGACATGGCCAGCGAGGGAAGCTGCGACTCGTTGAGATTCCGCGAGGCGTCACGGTTGGCTGCGTCGATCATCTGCGTGGCCATATCGCTGTTCGCGAGGCCGTTGGCGTAGTTCATGAACCCTTGGGTCGGGTCCTGCTGCGCGGCGGTCAAGAGACCTTGGGCGTTGGTGCCGTACTGCGAGCCGGTCTGCGACAGGCCCATGCCAGTGTTGTAGAACTGGTTGGCCGTGTTGATGCCGTTGCCGTTCGCGTAGGCTGCGGTCTGGTCCGCACCTTGGGTCTGGTAGGGGTTCAGACCGGCTACGCGGGGGCCGCTGTACGTGCCCATGCCGAGGGCGCTGTGGAGCGCATCCTGGGCACCCTGGAACTCGCCAGAGATGTAAGGCTGCGCGGCCTTCCACGGACTGTTGGCGGCTTCGGCTGCGGCCTTCTGGCCATCTGCTGCGGTGCTCGCGGCCATGCCGGAGCCGATTGCGCCGACTGCTGCTGCACCCACGGTTGCCGCCGCTACATGCGAGCGCATGAAGATCGCGGGGGCGAGGATCTTGAGGAGAGTTTTGATCATAGGACCTTGGAAAAGAGGCGCTCGGTCTCCCGCCAACCCATCCGCTCAAAGATCGGTCCCATGTCGAGGTGCAACTTGGTCCCGGAGAAGATCTTCTTGACCCCACGGGCCTTGAGGGTCTTCTCCACGTACTTGAAGAGCTTTACGCCAACCCACCCCTTCCGGTGCTCCGGGGAGATGTAGTAGACGTCAGTAAAGCCGTGGAGGTCGTTTCGATAATGGAGGTGAGGCCGTACGATGCTGATGTGGTACCCGACGATCTTTCCGGCCTCGCGGGCCGTGACGATGTGCAGCGCACCCGCATCACAGAATGCTTCGTACTGCCGATAGTCTGGGGCCAGCTTAATGGTGTCGTGGTCGATTGCGACCTCTTGCCAGTGAGCAGGCCACAGGGCCTCCATTTCAGACACGATGTCCCGCCACTTCTCTACTGAATAGGTAATCACGGCTTGGATGTCCGAATGTCCACGACCATGTGGATGCGGTCGCAGGGGGAGTTGTTGATCACTTCATGCTCTTCGGCGTTCTGGAACCACCAGGTCTCGCCCGGGGCCATGTAGACGTCCTCGTCGCCCGTGCGGAAGTACACTCCAGGGGCGCTCTGGAGCACCACATGGAAGCGATCCCAGTACTGAGCGTGCACCGGGGTATCTGCGTGCGGGAAGATTCGGCCACCGGGGGCGATCTTGTTGATGATCACGCGACCGAGGCGTTCGCCGCCCACGCGGGCCATGAGACCCATGACGATGGGGCGTGCTTCCGGAAGGGCCTTGTAGACCTCCTGGTCGACGCATTCGTGCTGATCGAAGTTCTCGAGGTGGGCCTTGAGGGCCTCCTCGGTCTCATGCACGGAGCGCGGCGGGAAGCGGAGAAGAATCGACTCGATCTGGCCGAACGGCCCTTGCGGGTAGTCGCGGAGATACGTGTCGGCCTTCCAGATCTCCGGGCGGCGTTGGATGGCGAGGTTGAGCGGCACGGTGTCGATACCGCTCGCGATTCGCATGAAGTTTTTCATTTCTCTCTCTATTGAAAAGGGTTACGTGACCCGTGCGGCCAGTTGCGTGAGCGCGGCGTTGATCGCTGCGGTCGTACGCTCGAGCTTCTTTAGCTCCTCCTGAAGCCATTGGGCCTCGGATCCCTTGAGTGGGGGCTGTGCTGCGCGGACGTAGTTCTGAAGGGGTACGGTGAATGTGACGGCCATGGTTACCTCTTACTGAGGGACTTGACCTCGACGTCCATGCCCGAGATCTGGAAGTTAGAGATCGACGGGGTGCTGATCTTGTAGGACAGGTAGCGCCCCGAGACCATCATGTCGATCTTGTAGTCAGACGCGGGATTGAACGTGGCCTTGGACCTGTAGTTCGGCGTCTGCTCCGGGAGATCCGAGGAGCCGAATTCGAACGTGAACGTGCCCGTGCTGTCGTCGAAGAACGACTCCGGGACCGCACACTGGACCGTCTTGTACGACCGCAGCGGGAGGCCCTGGGTATCCAGGGAGATCCCCACGCGCTCGACGTAGGCGGGCTTCAGCGTCTCGGTGTTGGCCGGGAGGTTGACCAGGCCGACCGTTGGCAAGTCCACGGCATAGACTGCGGAATCCGACAGGCCCTTGGACTGGTCGTACACCCCGAGCATGATGGACAGCTTGGGTGTGCCGCCCCCTGAGAAGCTCGAGTAGGACGTGTTGTACAGGGTGTAGCTGTTGGTGACCGAGGGGAACGAGTTGGAGACCAGGGAGGCGTTGGCTTCGGTGGCCCCGACGATGTTCGGGAGGTCGACGAAGGACCAGGTGTCGTTCTTGTAGCAGTACGTCGCGGCCTGGTTGCAGAACGCGGTGCCCGCGAACGAAGCCTCGTCCTGGAGGGTTGCGTAGCAGAAGTGCAGCAGCTTCGACACCGAGTCGTGGGCCACGAAGCAGAAGGACTGCTTGTTGCGGTCGAGGGTGTTGAAGATCCGGCGACGGACGCGGCCATCAGCGATGGACTGGCGCGTGATACCGTCATGGACGTAGATGTCGTTGTCCCCGAACACGAAGTGCTTGCTCTCCACCTCGACGACGCAGTTCGCGTTGACGATCCCGCCCTCGTAGGGCAGTCGGCGGAAGTTGAAGACGTTCAGGTCCCCCGAGTACTCCATGAGCCACAGTTGGTTCTGGGAGTAGATCACGAAGGCCTCGCCGAGCGAGAGTCCATCGCGGATCGGGTTCTTCATGTCACCGATGATGTTCTCACCGGCCACGTAGTTCGTGTTCGCGGGGTCCCATTGGAACCCTGAGACCGGGGTGGAATACTGGAGCGGGTTCGACCACTTCACCATCGTGGGGTAGTCGGTTCCGTTCTTGTTGACCCCGAGCATGATCGCGTAGCCCTTGAATCCCCGCGCGATACTGGCGGTATCCGTCGACACCCAGTCACCGCCCATCAGGGAGTAGAGGGTGTCGTTCTTGATGTTCCGCGCGTATGGGCGCATACCCTTGCGGGCCAGGATGGAGAGACCAGCGACCTGCGCGTGCGTCCAGGGGTTGTCGTTAGTGACACTGCCGGACGTCGGAGTCTGGAACTGCATCACATTGCCAGGGTAGGCACGGATGGTTCCGTCATTGTCAGCCACGAATACCGTCTCACCGGCAATGGGGTCGGTGTAGCTACCGACAAAGCGAGAAGCATTGCTGCTGCCGCCTTCCGCAGAGTTGTAGAGGTTCGCGTTGGCATCGTAGGAGCCTGTGCCCGCATCGTACGAGAGCGTCGAGCGGATCGGGCTGAAGAGTCGTTTGAACACCGGGGCACGCTGGATGCGGCCCTCGGAGAAGATCACGTTGTTGCCCGCGCTGAACGCATTGGGCGGAAGATCGTACGGAGAGGCGTCGGTGATAACCCCCACGCCCCCCAGTTGGCGAAGCGGGAGGTTAGCCATTACAGTTTCATGATGTAGGCGAGAGCCAGGTACGGAGGGAGGCAGGAGTGCGTGTGGTCGCCCACCTGGTTGATCGTGTGCGTGTGGCCCTGAGGGGTGACCCCAGAGACCACCGTGGAACCCACGCCTGCCGCTACGGCAAGACTCGAGGTCGTCAGGTTGGCCGTGGCTGTGTTCTCGGTGTGCGTGTGGGCACCCCCGAATCCGGTGGTGGGAGACCCGCCGATGTCGTTGGGGTTGTAGGCGCCCCCTGCCCCGACCACGAAGTTCCCACGGAGATCCGGGGTCCCTTGGGTACCATCGCATAGCGCGTAGCCCGTGGGGATGCTGGCGACTGCTCCAGACCAGAGGATGATGGCCCCCTGGGGAACCGGGTTGTTCAGTTGCTTCGGGGTGGCCGTGACAGCGCTATCCAGGTTAGGGAACGTGGAGAGGAGCACTGACTTGATCATCCGGAGATGGTCGTCAGCCTGGGACACAGCGTCGGTCGACAGCGGATTCGCCGCGACGAGTTGATTGAGGTACTGTGCGGTTTCGATGGCCATGTCTTAGATCTTCATGATAAAGGCCAGCGCGTAGTACGGAGGGCGGTTCTCTACCGCTGCTCCCGATCCTGTATTGCTGGTGGTGAAGTTGTGGGCGTGCGCCCCTGCGATCGATGTGTCGAAGCCGTGGGAGTGACCGCCTGCGGGATCCGTAGGGGACATGTAACGTCCCGAACCATAACCGGTATTGACCGGTACATTGGCACCGCCATTGTCCGAACCTGCCTGCACGGATCCGAGGTTCGGCAAGGTGTGCTGGTGATCGCCGATGGCGTACGTGGTCCCGTTGTGCGCATGGCTTCCTTGGGTATCCGTGGTCCCACTGTGGGAGTGCGCCGGAAGCTGGGCAACCGAAAGGTAGAGGGTAGCCGCACCCCCGATATTGCCGACCCCGTAGGAACCCCCGGTGCCGACGATGAATCGGTCACGGAGATCCGGAGTGGTGATGTTGCCCGACCCATCTGCCTTGGCCACCGTTTGGCCGTTACAGAGTGCCCAGCCTGCCGGGATAGAGCCGCCCGACCACATCGCGATCAGACCAACCGGGGTCCCATTGGAGAGGTTCTCGTGGGTTGCGGAGACCGCCCCCTTGACCTTTGGGAAGGTGGCGAGGAGCGTCGACTTGATGAGTCGGAGGTGATCGTCCGCGTATGCGATGGGATCGGAACCAACCGGGTTAGCTGCAACCAGGTCGGAGATGTATGTACCAGTTTCAAGTGCCATGAGGGTCTTGGGGATGTGTGCCCCCTAGGGACACTTAGGAATTCTGAGGAGGGAGGAGGAGAGGCGCGAAGGCCGCGACCATGCGCTGGAGGGAGTAGCACATGGGTTCGCCGTTGGCGGCTGCAGGGTTGAAGCCTGCGTAGTCGATGATGTCCAGGGCTGCGTGGCAGCACTCATGGGCGAGGACGTCTACACCCTGCCCTGGCTCTACCCAGATCACGATCACACGGGTCGGCGTGCCCCAACAGAGGCCGTGGCACCCTGCGGTCGTGGTGTCTAGGTTGAACTTCTTGCCGAGGGCCTCGAGGGCCTTAGGGTCCTGGGTGAACCAGACCTCGCGGCCCCACGGTTCCGCAAGGTACTTGTGGACGTTCTTCATGGTGAACTGTGGGGAATGTTGTACAACTTTGGGGGGTACCTGGGGGTATCCGGGGGACCCTGTGGGAAAAGGGGGACGGGTCAGTTTAGGGACCCGGTGGGGGTCCTAGGGGGTCTGTGTTTTGGCGGGAAGCCACCACTCAACAAGGCTCAACAACAACAACAACGGCTGAGGCTTTACCGGGATTTTTGAAAGGACCTCAGAAGAGGCATAGGGGGTACCTGCCGCATTGGGATTCGAGCCGCGCCGTGTCTCGCCTCTCGCAACCAGTTGATTTCATTGGTCTTCCATCAGATAGGCTATCTGATCGGTACGGATCCGAGGGGAATCCAGGGTGTGTCGCGCCTATATCTGGGCGTGTGGATGGCGTGGGGGATCGTTGCGGGCTGTGGGACAGTGCGTGCGAGCTTGCGTAGCGTGGATGCGACAGTGTTTGGTAGCCCAACCAATAGTTATCCAGGATTGGACGTTGCGTGTTTTCGACAGGCAGACGAACTTTTTTGATGTGTGGGGTTGTACAACTCAAAACGCTTTGCTATAGTTCGTCCATCGCAGCACCGAACGAACCCAGGGAGCAAACATGAGCAAGACCGCAGCCAAGTTAACCGAAGTGCGCGACAGAAGACCGGCAAACGAGTTGTGCGAAGTGATCCAGTGGGACACGCTTCGAATCCTCGCAGCGCGTATCTTCAGCGG